AAGTAATTACACCTACACCACTTGTAGAGGAATCTACACCTGTAGAAGTTGTAGAACAAGAAACTCTTGCTAGTGATATAACTATTGAAGAAGACGTTCCAACGCAAGAGTCTATTATAGACGGTGTTTTAAAAGGTACAATTACAGATGAAGATGCGGTTGACTTACTAATTAACATCGGTCTAACTGAAGAGCAGGCTATTGAAAAAATTGAATCTGCAAAATATACTTCAGTTAGTGAAGAACCTCAAGTAGCTATTGAACCTGTATTACCTGAAACAGACGAAGCTAAAACAGCCTCGATTATTGAAACCATTGTAGATGACGTTGTTACTAGTGAAGAAGTCGCTGAAATTGTTGAAGAATCTAATAATACAGATACTGCTGACAGTATTAGAACTCGACTTAAATTTCATTTGGCGCGTATTTATGAAAAAATTAAGAACTCTAGTAATGCCGATGAAGCTTACTTAGTACAAGACTTAGAAAATATTGGTGAGAGTAAATCTTTTGTGAATGTTTTTAAAAAGGCGTTCAAAAAACTAATGCTGTTTTTAGCGTTAGCGGGGGTTTCTTTAACTACTTGGCCATTTGTTGTTCCTACGCAGTTTAATAATATAAGCCAAAATATTAATCGCCTTTTAGAGAAGAAAGGTATTATTTCTGTAGAAGAGAAGGCTGTGGAGATTGCCGAACCTATAACCAAACAAATAAATTACAAGGACGGTTTACAGCAGTATAAAAAATCACTTACTTATACTCAAATTATCGGGGCAGTAAAAGATGAGCGCTCTCCCGCACCTAAAGACTCTTTAGTCATGATGCGTAATCAGTTTTTAAATGAGGACGGTTATAACTATAAAGCAGGCGCAGTCAAAAGTCGAAGTAACCAAACCGATGCGTACTACAACGTTGCTGGTGTAATGCACTTCATGATTTTAGATGATTTCGGTGTAGATTTTACTAGTCGCACAACTATGTCTGAATTAAATGCAGCATCTAAAGAATTTAAGAAGCGTATCGGTAAAGATATTAAAATAACTGATTACGTACCAGTAGCTACTATTGTAAATAGAAAACAAGGAATAGTAAATATAAAGTACAAAGAAGCTAAAGACGTTTTACCTACAGACATAGCAGTAACAAAACTCGTACAATGGAACGCTGCCGACATTAATTTTAACAACAGTGTATCAGCCTCAGCGTTTGGGTTTTCACCTAAAAGTAATATACGCGCATTGACTGACAAATCGGGTAACGCAATTCCTTCACTTTTGTTTAAAAATATGAAAGCTTTTAGCCGTTTTAGCGGTGCATCTGTAGTTTTACTGTTTAAAGATACTATGGGCAACGTTATAGCACGAGATTTTTCAGGTTCTTTGCATTCTTTAAATAGAGAACTTGAAAATATTACCTCTTCTTTTGGTATATCGCGAAGTACAATAACAGTAGGTGTATATGATGCTGGTTCTTATACGGGTAAACCAAAAGCTAAAGACGGTACCGTCTATTACAGTCAATATTCTGGATTTAATCAACTCCATCCTAATTCTGCTGGTTCGCTAATGATTCGTACAGAAAGTATTAACGAAACTGTGGGCAGATGTGGTTTGTAAAATATTATCTTTGCGTTGATGAATATCTGTGTATCTCCCGGACTTGCTAATAAATTAGACCCATTTGGCGGAAGGGTTTTTTCAACTGTTTTATATAAAGAAGCAGCCAACACATTTAGAGATAAGTACCCTACATTTGAAGTAGATGACATAGATATATCTTACAATAGTAAAGCAGCAAAGCCACTAACAGTTAAATTTAAGATAGGTAACGATGTATTAGATTTTAGTGAAGCTGCTAATAACATATATACTTTTATTTTTAGCGGTAAAACAGATTACCACGCATATAATGTTGTAGAGTTAATAACCAATTTTGGTATTGCTCAAGACACTCCTCAATATAAATTTGTAGAGGGTGCAGTTAGCACTTATAATCAAAAAACGCTGTCTGAAAAAGTACAAATTTCTAAACAAATCAAAAAGTCATTAAAAACTGGCGACATACAATTTACTGACGATTCTTTATACGCAGAGTTTTCAGCTTTTGTTTTTAAGACTAATCAAGGCGGTAAATGGTTTGCTAACATTAGTGATTACAAACAACATCCGAATCAGAAAACTATTGGTGAAACTTTAGACGATTACATTAAATATTCTAAAAAACAGGGTGTACTAAGTTACATACAAGAACAAGGCGAAATGGAGCGTAAAATCAGTATTCTAAAAGACAAGCTCGCAGGTTTTAGAGTGTCTTTAGAAGAAGTAGAAGATAATAAAGAAGAAGGTGACCAATTTAATAAAGATGCAAATATGCAATCTGCATCTTCGTATGCAGGCTCTCAAGTTAAACTTTACCTGTCGACAATAAAAAACCCTAGCGGTAAATTCTACACTAGTGAGCAGCTTATTGGAATGCTGATTCAAGAGTTAGAAGGTCTTAGCGATGAACAGGTAGTGCAAAAATTAAAAGATGCTGCACCGGGTTCCTATTTAAATCAGATTTATAACGACTTGTATGAAACTCGTGTTTTAGAAGTTGACCCTAAAACACCATTAGCCGTATTAGAAGCCATTAACGACCAAGAACGTACTAAACTACGCTTTGACTTTCAAGCGTTTGTACAAAAAGTAAAGACTCCGCCTTTGGCTACATTTAGAGACGGTGATATTACTATGCTTACTAATAAGCTTGTAGAGAATCAAACTTACGTAATACGTAAAAACATAAATGCAGCGCTTGTTAAACTTGCAAGCGGAACGTCTTTTGATGTTACTCCATTATTTGTAAATTCAAAAACATCCGGCAAAGAAATTTTATCTGTCGACCCAGCTATCGCACAAAGTTTTTCTATTACTATGAGAACTTTAAACGAGGTTGGTTACAATGCCGCAACTTCTGATGTTATTACTGATTTTGTTAAACACCTATATCAAATAGGTATAATACCATCTTTATTCGAAAATGCTGAAGAAGCTCAAAACTTTATAGGTAATTTAGATGCCGATGAGCAAAACTCACTATTTAACGCTTTAAGAAGTTTATCGTCAGCTTTATTAGACGTAGCAGCTGAGTCTAATTTAAAAGAATCCGCACATACAATATTCGAAAACCAAACTAATCAAGCTGCGTCGGCAGACAATGTACCTTTTTTAAAAATAGCTGCTAACGCTTATGACCAAGTAATTGAGTCTATCTTAGCTAAAAATAATCAGTACGTAAGAGCGTACGTGTACTTTAAAGATAACGGAAGTAAAGTATATGCACTTTCATTACCAACTACTGTTCACAGAACTATAGCTAATTTTAAAGCATCTTCAAGATTGCCGTATTCTGTATCTGCTAATGTACCGCAAAGTAGAATAAACAGTATATCTGTAGCTGAATATGTACAACACGAAGACAATAGCGAAGACCAAGAACTAGTATTTAGCTCGTTCCAAAAAGATGACCACTTTAAAGGTATAGTTGCTTTATTAGCGCGAGGGCATAATCCATTTTCTCGAGCAGCTGAACGTGGTATTCAAAGAACTTTATCGGTAGATTTATTAGATGCAACTCCCAATACTGTTATAAACACTTTAGGTAATAGGCTTGTGTATGAAATTACAACAGCTGTTTACAACAAACTAATGCTTAAATCTAACCCTAAACTATTTAAAGGGTTACATTTTAGTGGTGTGGCAACTAAGTTACGGCAGTTCGAATCGTTTGAATTAGATTCTGTAATAGACACGATTGCGAGTCGACTTGAAAATGCTGAAATTACCCCTGAAAATATCAGAGCTACTGTTATAGAAACCCTTGGTTTTGAAACTGATGGTGACTTTGCCGTTGTACCCTCAGAGGACACAGACTTACGAAGTAAAATTTATTCTACGTTTATTGATAAAAATACGCAGCAGTTTGAAAAATACCTTACTAAGTATTATGGAGAATTTAACGGTCAGAGATTAAAAAACACTTTTGGTGTAGCATTTGCCAGATTATTTACTGAAGACTTCGGTTTAGAAGTAGTACCCAATTCTTTAATAGCTGAAAAACTTGCGTCTATATTTTTAGAAAGTAAGAACTTAGAGTTCTCTTTGATTTTTGGTGACGTTGGTAATGTATCCGCTACAAACTTTAACAAACGAGCTACTCTTTATCAGTCTACTAAACAGGCAAACTTAACGTCTGAAATTACTGCCGAAACTATGGACCAACTATTTACAAGAATAGATGGTCGTAATAGATTAAGCTTATATCAAACGTTTGGTGAAATTCCACTAACAAGTCTTTTACTAAACGAGCTACAAGTTAGTGGCTCTCCATTTGAAAAATACTTACGTAAATACTACACTAGGTCTTTATCGCCTATTTACACAGACCCGACAGCTTTAAAAAACGCAGTCGATAAAGCTGTTAGTGCAGATATTGACGCTGCTGACGGTGCTACGTTTATTTCACTTGACCACATTAGAGATTATTTTTTACAAAATCAAGCTACTCAGTGGACAAGTAAACACGAACAATTGTTTCAATACGAAGCTCAGAAACAGTTATGGTCTTACATAATTAACGGATTAACCTATGAAGATTTTGGTATTAAAGACCAAAGCGGACCGCTAATGACTATTGACCAGTTTAACGCTATATTTAGTAAACACTTATCACAGCCTCTTACTGAAGAAAACATTACATCATTTAGACCAGAAAACTTTGGTGTTGTAATTAAACCCGAAGATATATCTGTAAGTTTTGGTCTGATTAAACCCGCAGGCACTAGTCGTATATTAGGACGTCAAATTAATAATGACCTTATTGTAGAACCTTTTAGTGTTAACCACATTAACGCTAACATTAAAACAGCGGGAACTTTACGTACAACATCTACTGCAAATCTTGTAGAGGTCGAGTATAAAGGTAAAAAAGTTCTTGTACCTAGTCCGACTAATACAAACTACAAAATGCTTGCATATATGTTTGCAGGTAAAATTGACCACTTAGCTATGCCGTCTGCTCGTAAAGAATCTAAAGATTCTGCTAACGATAGTGTTAAGGTGTCAAAAGAAAAAGGATTTACAGTAAATAGTAAGTCTGACTATGTGGTAGATTTTGTATCAGGTATAGGTTATGGTAAACAGGTTGATACTGCCACAGAAGAAAAAAACAAAGTAACGTTATCTACACAGCTTCGCCGTCTTGTAGGTCTTAACATGGTACATATTATAGATACTATGTATTCAGACAATCCGGAGATGCGAGATTCGAAGCGTAAGAATTTAGATGACGCACTTAATGAATTATTTAACGGCTTAAACGCTATGTCGTTAAACAAATTCGTGTCAAATCTTACTGAACTCGGATTTGAGTTTAGCAATCAAAATGGTCAAATCAAGTTTAAATTTGATTCTACAGACGAGCAAAAACGTGTAGAGTTGATAAATAAACTTCTTAGTGCGTACTCAAGCAGGTCTGTAAATCTTGCAGTAAAAGACAGTCTTGAATTTTTACTAGACTCTACCGACGGTTACTTTAAATTTGACCTTACTCTTGCTAAAGATGATGTTGAAAACAGTTTATCTAAAGTAGTTAAAGGCGCAAACAATATAAAAGTTTACGGTGAGGGGTTCGTACAGGATACTGGGTTTGGTTATGACGAAAGCCTTAGAATGTATTCATATACTGAAGGCGCAGAAGAAATTACACGCGCAGAAGTAATGGTACCATTACCTAGGAAATTAGTCTTCTACGTTAATAAAAATTACAAAGGCAGTTCTTTTGAAGAACGTCTGCAAAAATTTAATAGTGATGTACAAACGTTTAATGAAACTGGTAAAGGATTACCGAGTGATTTTAAACAAGTGTTAAACTTCATCGCTAACCGTACGCCATCTCAATCTACAGCGTCTGTTGAAGCTTTCAACATTAAAAAGTTTTTAGTGCCGTGGGCAGGTCCTCGTATTGTATTACCTTTAGAGTTTCCATTAAAATCAGGTTCCGACTATGACGTCGATAAATTGTCGTCTTATTTGAACTCATTTACTTTTGATAATAATGGTAATCCCATCGTCACGCTCATCAATTCAACAGACTCAGTAGAGACTGTTGCGCTTAAGTTGGCAGAATACTATGTAAACGAGACAAAAACAGCGGGTAAGTTTAGTGTGTCTGACGATTTACTTTCGACAATCAATTTAATTTACGTTGGTTCTAGCTACAATCAGAAAGATTTAGATGTTGCAAGTGCTAGGTCCACTGAAGTACAGCAAATACTTAAAGAGCTTAGTGATGTTAAAAGTGAGTTGGTTGAAATAAAAGGTGACGAAATAACTAATCAAAGCATAAAGTTATATAATACTATACAAAAAGAGCTTAGGCCGATAGAAAGTAAAATATTAGCTACTTCTGGTACGCTTAAAAACAAGCAGACTAAAATCGAAGCTGCTGAATTAGAGCTCTACAAAAAACACTGGTCTCAATATTTTAAAGAAGAAATTAACGATTACGATGTTTTTAAAACTAATCTTGCTAGTACGGTACAGTATACTGAAGACCAAATTAAAGCTATTCAACTGGCTAAGCAAAAACTTTACAATTTTGTAAAACAACTTATCAATGACGCTAACGCTAAAAATCTTAACGGTGTAGAACTAGTTACACCTACTAGCGTACACTCCAATAATTTTGTAAACAACTACGCAAAAATTTATTTACAGCCTGAAAACATTGATTTGATTTATTCTCCAATCGGGGCCCCGTATTTAAAAACATTAGCTACTGAAACACTTGCTAAGAAAAGCGCTGTAAAAACTTACGCGGATTTATTTACCATAGAACACGAACTTGAAACTTTTGAGGCGTTTATGGGTGGTGATAAATCTATTGGTCAAGCAGCTATTGCTAACGTACTACATTCATTAGCTCAGCATAAACCAATCAGACTTGTAGATTCAGATTTACTTTCTGTAGGATTACTTTTTGAAAAGCGTGCAAAAGAATTTTTAATTGGTTATTTATATGACGGTGCTGGAAGGCTAAAATCAGATACTTACAACGAACAAATTACAGGTTATGTAGACGTAGCTAAAGACCCGTTTATTATGCGCTTATTGGTCAATTTACGTACGTATAACATATTTCATTTTATGCATGAAGTATACGGCGTACCACCTGACCATATTACTAAATTTTTTGCACTGCCCGGTATTTATGAAAGATTAACTAATAAGGGTGCGATACTACCTTCGCCTAACGATGAGTTCGTAAGCAAAGTAAAAAAATTAGCTGAGAATTTACCTCAAGGCGATTCTTATAACAACATCGGAGACACACTATTAGACAAGTTCTATTGGTACAATTTACAACAGTTTGCAGAAGAAGGTCAAGAAATAACTATTGACTACATTAATGAACTTACTGATGAACAGCTTGCGCAGTTATTTAAAAATGCTAAAATAACTCAATCAGATATTAAAATGCTGCTAAAGGCAAATTTTACTATGCAGCCTTTATTAATTGGTTCTAAGCAACTTAAAAACCTTAAAAATTACCAACGACCGGATTCATCGTTTGTTCAAAAAGCTATATCTATACGATTAAAAGAATTTGACGTTAAAGAACTTTTTGAAGAATCTGTTTTTGACACGGCTGATATTAGTCGATTTATTTCTGAAACTTATCTTAAACAACAGCAAGATAATCAGTTTTCATTAATAACATCTGAATCGTTTAATAAACTTGGTTTAGGTAATAAAGGTATATTTAGCGAATTCTTCTTAATGGAAGACAGGCGAATAGTAGATAATATTATTAACCTGTATTTGCCTTCAATATCTAGTATATCTTTACCGGAACGTGTGTTAGATAACAAGCTTCGTAAAATTAACGATATTATACTTACAGGACTATTTAGCGCTGCAACAGGGTTAAAATCTAAATTTGAAGACCTTTTACTGAAAGAAGATTTTCATAACGCATTACACACTATAAAATCTGAAATTCAGGAGCAAGATTCTTTACTAGATACCGAGAAAGAAAAAGTACTTAAGTTTATCAATAAACTACTTGCTAACACTAAAAGTCTTGCTAGTACTAAAGATAAAAAACCTATAGATGTTGTAAACGCTGTAAACGTATTTAACGAAAAAGCAGCTATTGATGAGCAGTATATGTTAAAAGACGCGTTTGATATTTTATCTGTAGCTGATTTTACTGACCCTGATACAGGTGATGCTACTGAATTATCAGAAGCTGTAGATTTGTTTAATAGTGAAATAGTAAACTTAATGATGCTTCAATTTGGGTTTGTTAATGGACCTAACCCTTGGAAGACTACGATACCTCAATACTCTTTACGACCTATGGTTACTAAGTTTATTCAAGACTTTGTAGCGGGAGGTAAAATGACACCTGATTTATTACAATCTATTGCTTTTCAAGTAGCACAAACTAACAACTTATACAATAGACATATTGGAGAAGCTGAATTACTTACACCGTTTTTAAAACAATTCCGTCCGGGAGACCCAGAACGTTTTAAACCTAAATATCCAAAAGCATATCCTAGCCCTCAATACAACGAAACACAAATTACTTTTAATGCCGACGAGCTAACCGAAGATACTTATTTATATTCAGTTGTAGATTTCTTAAACAAAATGTCAGTTTTTCCAGTAACAAGACTAACAGTTTCAAGTCAGAACCAAGACGGTCAGTGGTATACCGTAGAAAAACCGATGTATTTAGTACGTTCTGTAGTATATACGGATAATGGTTTAACTATCACATTTGAAAAATTAAATAACCTTAACAAACTCTATAATTTATCAGGTGAATACGAGGCTAGTCCTAATATACCTAAACACGGTTTTAAATCAAACTTAACGTCAAACAATATTGTTTTAGATAGTAAAGCAGCTACAGAGGTAGCGTACAATACTTTACCTCAAATTACTAAAAACATTAAAGAAATTTTAAGCAAACTCCAAAAAACTAAAGGTATAAAAACGCAGCCAACAACTGAAACACAAACACCTGCAACTCAACAAACTATTGAAAATAAAAGTTTTAAATTATCTGTCGATAAAAAAGGTAAAGACCAAGGTAAAGCTGATTTAGCTAACGCGCTAATTACTTATCCTAATACAGGTACATCTAGCTACACTTACATGCAAGATGCTAAGAAACAAAGCATTCCTGTAAACGAAGAAATTATAGCTAGTTCTAAAGTAGTTGCAATGGTTTCTGTTAATGGTAATAATAAAGCAACTAAACAACAATTAGATGATACTATTGCAGAAGCTAATCGAATTATTCAAGCTGGTGGTACAGTTATTATGGATTCTACATCTGACGCAAACAGGTCTTGGAATAAGTCTGGTGAAGCTATAGTTCAGAAAGCTCTTGGTGTACCTACAGGTCAGACTTTAAAAGGCTATAATTACTGGGGGCCAAATCCCGAAATTACCCAACAACCTGACGGTACTACACCATCAAATTGCAAACCTAGTTAAATATGAAAAACACACTAATATCAGAGAAAGCAGTTAAGTTACTGACTTACCGCATCCAACAAGAAGAACTTTCTAGTCGTCTGTACGAACAAATGGCTTTGTTCTTAGACGACAAGGGTTATAAAAACTCTGCTAAAGTATGGTTCAAATGGGCTAGCGAAGAACTTAATCACGCTAAATGGGCTAAAGACTATTTACTTGCATTTGGTTTAACACCTATGTTGCAAGATTTAGATGCACCTAAAATTAACTTTGCTTCTTTGTGTGATGTAATTAGAAAGTCGTTTGAGCATGAGATTAATATCACTGAACAGTGTAATGAATTAGCTTCAGAATCACTGAAGTTAAACGACCACGTATTATATTCGCTGGCTACTAAATACACTCACGAACAAATCGAAGAACTCGATAAGTTGCAAACACTTATGGATATTCTCGAAACCTTTGGCGAGTCTAAAGAAGCGATGCTGTTACTTGACAGCCACATTGACGAATACATATGAGTTGTAAAATACCTTACATAGAACAACGATTTAGAGACGTAAACCCAAGTCTTGCGGATACTTTAAATACAAAGTATTCGCAGATTTGGGATTCTGTTATAGAGTCTGAACTGTTTAAAAAAGAAGAAGATACTGGTAAGTACCTTATGGCTACTACCAATATTAGTCGTTTACAAGAGCAGCAAGATTTTATAGACAAAGTAAACCAAGATAATAGTGTACCTGAAGGCGCATCTGTTATTGAAAATTTAAATGGTTATGTCAATGTAAACGTATTAAATCTGCCTGAAGTTACTGGTGCATCTACTCCTGCTATTAAAGAAGGTGTAGAAGAACTATTTAATGAGAATCCTGAATTTGCTTATCAAGTGTATCAAGCTTTAGGGTTTAATACTAAAAATAACTTATTAGATTTTAATGTAATAGAAGATAAGAAAGGTTTAGATTTTTATACTGGTAGTTTCAAGAAAAAAGGTGAGGATAAACAATATACTATTAGTAAAAATGGTGTAGCTAAATATAGATTTAGAATATTTTTTACAGGTTCTAATAATGTAGCGTATGTGTCTGATATTTTAAAACTAGATAAAAACGACAAGACAATTAACGCTTCTGAAATATTACCATTAATAATAGAACAATCTAAAAAAGTTAGTAAAGAATATGGTGTAGATTATGAACTATATATAGACCCCATTATATCTAAAGATGGTATAAAATTTAGAGAAGTTTTAGCACAAAAAGGTTTATTAGAAAAAAAAGAATTTACATTTGATAAATGGGAAGAAGATTTTGATAAAAATAAATATGTATATGATGATTCTTTTTTGTATAAAATAAAAGAAAATAATCAAATAACCCCACAACAAAAACAACAAGCTCTACAACAATACTCTCAATACTTAGATACTATATTTCCTGATAGTACAGTAAAGGATATTGTTTACCATGGAAGTCAGCAAAAAATTAGCGAATTTGAGGTTAGGAAAGAACCTTTAATACATTTTGGGAGCAAAAATGCCGCTTTACAGAGGGGTAATATATTAAATCAAGTTATTGTTAATATTACAGATTTACAATCTATTAAAGATGGGATGTGGTTTTTGGGTACAGATGAGGGTGGATTACTTAAAGAATTACTAGATAGAAATATATTAACATTAGAACAGGTCATAAGTATTAATGAAGCTAAAAATAAAGCTATTCAACAATCTCCGTATTTTAATGAAAATTATAGAATGGCTTTACCTGAGGGAGAGAAATCAGGTAATAAGAAACTTCAAGAAATATTAGCTAATCAAAATATTGGATTTGAGTATATAAACTTAAGTGAAGATAAAGGTAGTATTAGTTACGCTGTACCAAGCCAAAAACAAATCCATATACTAGGAAACAAACAAGACATAGAAGGATTTAAAGAATTTGTTAATAAACAACCTAAACCTACTATAGACTACACGTCTTTAGATGTTACAGCATCTCTAGACGCAGAAACTAAAGCAAAGATAGACTATCTTCGTAACAACGACGACTTAACCGTACAGTGCTAAAATGGCTTGTGAATATATAAACCCGTTACATGTCCGTAACGCTATAGAAAATAAACAGAGTGTGTTCTTACCTGATGAGGTGTTTGATGACCCTCAACAAGGTATGATTGACAGAATTAAGTCTGTTAACAATCTTATACGCTTAACTAGCGACCAAAAGAACTACATGATTCTGGGTAACCCGGATAAACTTCTTGAACGTTCTACTACTGTAGTTAAACGTAACCTGAAAGAAAAAGATTTAGGTAATAATGACGATACAGTACAATCAAGAGGCGGTACATATATACACTTACTCTTAGAATTTTTAGTAGAAAAAAGGTTTAATCCTGAAAGTATGACTCAGGATAGGTTAAACTATTATTCTGAGCAACTTAAAAAATACAAGTTTGATTACAATAAAGTTGTAGACTCTTTAGATAAGTTCTTGGATAGAGAACTTCTACCCCGTATTTACGCTACTCAAAGAAAAATAGACCCTAACGGTAAGTTTAAAATACTTACAGAGCAAGCTGTGTTAGACCCTGTAACAGGTGTAGTATCACGTACTGACTTAGTAGTAGTCTTTTCTGACGGTTCTGTAGGTAAAGTCGATTATAAAAACACTACTGCAAGACCTGAGTACACAGATTCTAAAACAGGTCGTATTATTAACAGTGGTTTTATGATGGCTAAGCGTAATTACTACAGAGAGCAAGCTACATTAAACCGAAACATACTTAAAGAAAGATACAATGCAAATGTTGTATTAGACTTAGTAGTACCCCTTCATGTAAAATACGAGTCTGAAATTGTTAACGATAAAAACGTTCTTAAAGAGCAGTTTGAATTTATCGAAAGTAACGCTGATTACTCTAAAACAGAGGGTAAATTTTTAAACCCTCTTGTTATAGGTAAACAGTTTACCGGAGATGCGAAACTTGATGCTTTTATTATACAGCAGACAGAACTTTTACAAAAACTTCTGAAGAAGCTGCAATCTAACTTACTTAGTACGGAGCAACGACAAAAGTATAATTTAAAAGTAGCCCGTATTGAAAACATTATATCGGAGCTTACTACAAGTTCTGAAGAACAAGACCTTAAACGAGTGTTTGAATATGCTAATGACCTTTTAAAAGAATACGAACTAAATAAAGGTAGTTTTACAGCTGACCGACTTGTAGAAATGTATAACGAAATTTCGATTCTCCTCGAAATTCCTGAAGCTACTACACAATTTATTGAAGACTATTACAAAACTCCTGAAGACAAGGCGTCAATTACTGCACAACTTGGGGTATTTACAAATAAACTTAATGCTCTTCTAAACAACATTCAACGCGACCAACTTGAATATGTAACTACTAAATTAATCGACCAGTATTATCTTAATTCTGATGGTAGCGTTAAAGAGTATTTAGAAGATACGTTTATGAATTCAGCTACCAATACAGCACGAGAATTTAATTCTCCGTTTATTGTAGCTCTTAAACAAGGTTTTGACTTAGCTGTACAAAACCCTGTTAATAATAAAATGAAGCAGATACAAAAACGCATATTAGAACTTAATGAAGGTTTAAATAGGGCTGGTATCTCTAATGATAGGTTAAAGCAACTTCTCATCAACCCAAAAACAAAAAATTTATTTGCTAAACTAGCACCTGAATTCTATGAAAAAATAAACGAAGCGTTCAAAACTCGTAGTAAAGCTAGCTACGATTTTATTCTTAAACACTACGAGATAACACCCGAGCATTTAGAAATGCTCAAACAACAAAAAGAGACCATTATGGCTAAGTATCAGGCAGCAATAGATGCAGAAACTACACCTAATGGTAAAAGAGAGGTAGAAAAAGCTCGAGATAAATTTATAAAAGACAATTACTTGTTGGATTCTGACGGCGAAATTAACGCACCAGCTTTATTTTATCCGGGTAATAGGAAGTTTATAACCCTTAAACAATTTTCTATAGAGAATAATCTTTCGAAAGAGTATAGAGAAATAAAAAAAACACCCGCTGCCGCTGCATGGTACGACTTCTACATGGATTTAAACCAAGATGTTAGAAATATGATTGGTTATTCTGAAGGTGAGGCTATACCATCTAACTTTTTTCCTTGGGTTAGAAAAACTACTTTAGAAAGATTACAAGAGCAAGGTGTATTTAAAGGGTCTAAGAATAGTGTTACTCAATTTTTCGAGTCGTTAAATTATCGCGCTGACGATGTGCATATGGGTATTAAAGACGAAGAATTTGGTAAACAGATTCCATTCTATTTTAATACACCTTTTTATAGTAACGATGAGGTAGACGACAGCGACCGTAGTTACGATTTTGGTATGACTGCATTACTGTATGCGCAAATGGCCTACACGTATAAACATACAAGAGATTACGAGTCTGATGCAATGCTGCTTAAACAGGTTATGATGAATCAGGCTAACAGATTTGTAATACCTGTATCTACTACTGGTAAACCAAAATTAGATGTGTTTGGTGATATTGCGTATACGCCAACTATGCCTGCGTCGTTTGAAGCACAAGCGTTTAATGACTTTTTTGACAACTTTATTTACGGCATTACTGTAAACGAAAAAGATAATATAAAACAAACTATTGCTGGCAAAGAAGTTAATCTTACCCAAGTCGCCTTAAAAGCTAAAGATATTACTACGCGCTTACAGCTCTCGTTCTCTATAATTGGTGCCGCAGCTAGTTACGCGAATGCTAGACTTAACTTAAAGTTGCAGTCTAAAAAAAGTATATACTTTACACCTGAAATGACTAAAAAGTCAGAGGGTTTACTTACTGGAGTAACTAAAGACCCAGAAAAGAAAAAAGCTTTACTTGCAGCTATTGAATTTTTCTTACCTCATACCGAAACTTTTGTAGAAGCTAATCTTTATAATGTATCTAGTCGAGGTAAGTTAGCTCAGAATGTTAATGACAGACTTGCTTTCTACGGTTATAGAAAAGGTTCTGATATAATTGACGACGTATTAACAGGCAATGTTTTACAAAATTACAGTTGGGATACTGACACTAAACGTATTGTACGTTTAAATAAACCGGGACTTCAAAAACAGTATACACCGCTACTAGATTTGATTACATTTGATGGTGAAGACATTAAATTTAAAGACATTCCCGAAGAGCAACTAAATAAGTTACAGGTAGATATACGTTCAGCTATTAAAGAGATTAGCCGAGGTATTAAAGGTGAAATGTCTGCTGACGATATTGCATGGTATCAACAACGTTTATTAGGTAAACTTATTTCTCAGTACCGTACGTGGATGCCCGGCATTCTTAAAGAGCGTTTTGGTAAACTTAAGTACAAGTCAGCTACAGATTCAGTTCAATGGGGTAGGTGGCGTAGTTTATTGGCTGATACTAATCTTGAAGCTGTTAAAGAGTTAGGCGTACTTTTTTATGCTAAAGACGTATTACTACCGCGAATAGGTAAAGTTGCTTTAGATATAGCGTCAATGGGGCTGTTAAGTACAGACGTTAAAGGAACTACTAAGAAAGGTAGTTTAAATTTCTTTAGCAGGTATAATGACGAGTTTCTTAAAAAACAGTACGATAAAATCATGGAAAAAAATCCTCATCTAGATAAAATATCATTTGAGGAGTTTAGGGAAATCAAAGTGGCTCAATACAGAGCTGCTATGGTCGAATTGCGTATGTTGTTAGGTCTTATGGCTATAATCATGTTTGCAGGCGCACATGCAGATGATGACGATGAGTTTTCTTATAAAGAGAATAAAGCTGTTCGCATTGCTTTAAAAATTATAGCTAAGTTACAACAAGAAATGATGTTCTCTGTAGACCCTACAGAAGGTGGTTATTTATTTCAGAATCCTATACCAGTATTAGGTATGATACGTAAAGCTAAAAATGTGTTTGAAAATGGTATAGATGAGACCAGGGACTTAATTTTTGGTGAGGATAGTCCTAGAGATAAAACACCTTTCTTGTACTATTCATCGGGGTTCTTACAAGGAATGACTCAATTACGTAAAGTGTTTGAAGTATTTGACCAAGATAAAGCTATATCTGGATACAAACGATAAAATAAAAACACCCGCTATCGCCTAAGCAATAACGGGTGTTTCTTCTACAAGTAGTTTAACTTTATCAATAATTCTACGTATTGTTGCAGCTTCAGAAGAGCGATGTAAACTCAACTTATCTTCTACAACTCTGATAGCGTGTAAAGCAGTTGTATGGTCTACGTAACCAAAATGAGCAGCAATATTGTTAAGAGACAATATACTATATCTCATAGGATAGTATTTCCACAATATGTAACAACCAATTTGTCTGGCGAAAACTATGTCTCTTTTACGAGATGCAAGTCTTATAGCCTGTATTGGTACAGCACATTCACCCGCTAAAATTTCGTCAAGCTCTATCTTGAATTTTGGATTGACTTTGTCAACCTTACACTTGACAAAAAAGTCTTCTATAACTCGAGTATTTTCTCTTGACTTTCGATTATTTACTTTACTCTTCAGTGTAAATACTTGAGACTGTAGCTCGTTAACTAAAGCACGCTCTTTTGACAGAGCGTACCTTAGTTTACGTGCAGCTTTAGCATCTTTAAATTGTTTCTTTTCTCTATCTAAAGCAATTTGTAAATCTTCAGGGTCAATAGTTAATTTCTCAACGTACTTTTCAAACAACCACTGTATTGGCGATAAATCATCCGAAGCATCGTTTGACGTCATACTGAGCAAAAATTATAGGTAGGAATACTGATTTACTGTTAAGTGGACAAAGAATATACTCTTTACCTCTTTCATTGGTGTATATAGGGTAACTAACACCAGCTACAAAACTTACAATTAATTTATTATCACTAGCTCTACGTTCTGCATAATCTTCTTTAAAGACTACGCAATCTTTGTACTCAACTTCTTTAACCTCTATAGGGCTAACAGTAGGTGGGTTATTTACAGGCCAAGTCTTACCTTTATTAAGGTGATGCTGAATAAATAAAGCATTAGCTTGTATATGCCCTGTATGTGGTAAACCTGATTCTTGGTCTACTAATTCACCTTCTGATAATTTAATTGCATGGCGTAACAACGAATCTATTGCCGTACGAATTTCCATGTCTAATTTCCAGTTGTCTTCAGTGTATTTTTTAGCGCCATACTCTAGTACTTGTACTAGAGGTTCTAACGCTTTAAAATCTACTAATGACCATCGAAGCTTACCTTCGTTGTATCTTAATGCTTTGTTTGTCATAGTATTCTTATTATGTCTTCTTTAATTGGAAAAACTTCTGCGCCGTCTGGTAACTCTATACCGTATGTACGCTCGCACTCTTTTTTAACTATAGGGTCTTTGTCTACTACAAGCTGATAACTTCTATCAAGCCATTGTTTTATATCAGTCAGTTTTGAATACGCACCTTCTTTGTAAATAGCGTAGAAATCTGAGTCAATATAAAACGCGTACATTGTACCAAAGTCTGTATCAAAACAATCAACAAACTGATGATTACTAAGCAGATACTCATGCTCAAATCGAGTATAATCAGCAGTATGTCTATGATTAAATAGAAGATAAATAACATTGTCCTTAATTTCAGGTATCTGTGCCCATGTAAATTTAGAAGTATCTACTAGTTCTTGACCTTTGTAAGCATTGATAAACCCATAAATATTAGACAGCCAAACATATAATGTTTTATTTGTCCATCCGGCCTTATCAGGATGTTTACTAATTACAGGTTCAAATACACTACGTAACATAAAGTTAGTAGTTGTATTTGGACCATCTTTCTCACCTATTAGTTTTAATACTTCTTGTCTATTCATAAGCCAACTAGACCATTTTGCTCGAAATGTTCCTTGGTATAACCCCATAAGTCGTTGTCTGTATGCCATTCTAACCTATCGAACGCTTCTTTAATACCTTCGTACTTAACGCCGTTTACTTCGTATGCTTTATAAGCATATAATTCTTCGGTGTTAATTACAAAACACACAGGTGTTCCCGGGTACTTTGTGTTTTCTACAATGAATTTGAATGGTAAAACAGTGTAATCACTATACCAGTCCTCGTTTTGCTGTTTGTATTTAACAGCCATTGTATAATAACCTGCCTGCATATCATACCTGTATTTATGGTAAGAGCTGTCAAACCACTTAGACAATAAAGATTCTGTGGTTTTAATGTCGATAGGTTGAATTGTCTTGTCGTCATGGTTAACAACAAGCCAATCAAGTTTAGACTTACACTCAAATCCACGGTGTTCCCAATCAATTACAAGCTGCTTTACAATTTCAATGTTACCGTTAGGAAATAAGTGGTCTTTTGTGTAATCGTGAGAAAGGATTGAGTCTACAATTTCTTTGGCTAATAAATACTGGTCTTGACTAACAGCTATTTTATCGCCTTGGATTTTAAGCTCTTCAAAATACTTTTCACCTTCATTACAGACATTAGTTATAACTGTTTCGTCTTTCCATTTAGGTTGATAACCTGATTTTCTTACAGTCTCTAATAATAAATCTTTGTAGTCTATAAGCCTGTCTGCTTCGATTGTATTACCACGGGTATCTAAATACACAGACATAACAATTTTCTGTATAGCTGAACTAGTCGTCACAGCTTCGTTTTGTACGTGATACGTAGTACTGAATTTTTCAGGTTCTGTAATAAGACAGTCTACTAATGAACCTAAAGAAAGCGCTGGAGTATCTTTTCTGTCTTCAGAATACTCCATACTATTTTTGTACATCATTGGATGTACTAATATGAGCTTCAACGAGCTCTGGTTAACTTTTTTGGATGTAAAATATTGGTCTTGCATGATAATACTATTTTTGCCAACAATCAGAAACTTTACAGTCTACTACAAAAGGAACGTCTTTTATAATAACTTCAGCAGCTTCTAACATTAGCCTGTTTAATTGTTCTCGCCACCACTCGGCAATTGATTCAGGGCACTCAGTTTGTATTTCGTCATATACAGACAGTAAAATACTTATGTCGAGTTTATTCTCATCTATGAAATTTTGTATTTTAATAAGAGCGACTTTAATCAAATCGCCGTTAGTACCTTGAATAGGCGTGTTCATAGACGCACGTTCAATTTCTCCGTGTCTGACTGGGTTATCTGAATCATAACCTTCAAAAAATCTTATACGACCGAATGGTGGAGCAGTACGTATAAAACCTCGCGATACACCTAATCTAGCTAATCCATGTAAAAATGTTTTAACTTTAGGTACCGCTTTAAAAAACTTCTCAATAATTTCACCTGCTGCATCTACTGTAATCTGTAGAGTATCAGACAGTTTAAATTTAGACATTCCATAAGCTAAACCGAAGTTTATAGTTTTTTGGACGTCTCTATATGTAACACCTGCTTTAAACGGTGTCTCTGTTTTAACTTCTGTAATCGGTATGTTAAATGTTGCTGCACACAGCACACTATGTAAATCTTCTCCGTCGATAAAAGCATTAACCCATATAGGGTCTTTACTAAAAGCTGCAATAATGCGTAACTCTGCACCAGAATAGTCACCGCCAACTATTTTGTAACCCGGTTTAGCAATAAAACAACTTCTAATTTTTTTACCTAAATCACCCTTACTAGGTATTTGATTTAAGTTAGGTTCACTAACAGATATACGACCTGTAGATAAAATCTGTTTAACGTTAAAATGTATTCGACCTGTCTCCTTATTTATAAACTTTAAGAAGTTATAGCCAAATGCACTCGCCAACTTACTAAATTTATTATACTCAATAAGTTTAGCTATTAGAATATGTTTACGTTTATTTACCTGTAAAAATCTATCACCAGTTGTATCAGTTTTAAAGCCAAGCGCATGAATTAAGTCTAGTTTTTGTTTAGGCGAACCCCAATTTATTTCAAGTTGACGTTTTTGATAACCAAACAAATCTAATTGATTGGTTCTTGGTATAAACCTGTGTAATTTAGGTTCACTAATAACTACTTCATCTAGCTCTTTTTCTAATCTATGTGTCTCAGCTTCTGTAAGAGCGGCTACTTCTGACCATTTAACAGGGTCAATAAGTACGCCTGTAAATTCCATTCTTGCAAATACTTTAACTACTTCGTTCTCTAGTTTAAGTACTTCAAGTAAGTTTAGTTTTTCGAGTTCTATAAGTTGTTGCCGTTTGATTTCAGCTAATACTGAAACGTCATCAGCAGCATACTTAATAACTCTCGTAGTTAGACCTTCAATGTGTATCTGACTGCGAATATTCTTGTTTAAGTAGACTCCACAATATTTATGAGCCAAATAACCTAAACCTAATTCTCTATTATCTAACCCTGTAGTCAAAATACTTTCTGCAAGAAAGGTATCATAGATATTTTGTATCCTGATACCTTTCTTTAGAAAGAATCTTAAGTCAAACTTTGCATTTTGAAATAGAAATAGTTTATCCGATTCAAGTAAATCCTTGAATGTTGTTAAATCGTGTGATTCACAATCAACTACAAATTGAATATCTTTTACACCAAACTGTACAGTAAGTGTCTTGCAAGTGTGTACGTCATAACCATTAGTCTCTGTGTCTACTTCGATTTCGTTGTATTTTGATAAAGTATCAAGACAAAAATCTATGGACTCTATCGTGTAATCCGCACAGGTGTAAAATCTTGGATTTGTAGTGATTAAATAAATCATTTTAATACTAATTCGTAAAACGTTTCTTTAGTCATATAGACGTATTCACCTTCAGTTATAAATTTTGACGTAGCCTTCTTCGTCTTTTTGTGGAATATAACCGTTGCCTTATTAGTAGGAAGACTATCACTCCCCAAAATATCACCGACATTAAATTGTGTTGTTTTGTTTTTACATTGAATATGGACTGGTAGTTCTTTACCGTCAATATTATTCAAGTCGGTAAATATATCTACACCTCTATTATCCATGTTACGAGATTCGGCTCGAGACGTTACAGCACTATAACCTCTCTCTTTAAGTTCTTTAACTATTTGCCGCTCGTAATTATGTCCCGCTGTTCTGTTTCGGCTCATATTCTACCATGTAAACGTCATAATCCTTTAATACTGAAGCCACTACAAGTTCGATGGTATCTGGGTGTCTATAACCACCTATACCACAACCGATGTAGGGTAACCCAATTTTAGGTCTGGGTTCTTCGTGCCATTCAGGTAACAATTTAGCCATTGTTTTAAGCGCTGTTACAAAAGCGTTTAAATCAAAATACTTACCCGGAAATATTTGGGTGTACAAATTGTAGACTACTTGACCTGATGGCAATGTAGCTGAAGATACCGTACCTAACTGTTCGGCAGCAGATTCTGTAAGTTCGTATTGGAATTTATCGGCTTCAAGAACTTCAGGGTATTTATCCGCTAATTGTTTTGCAATACCTGCACCCATAAGGTTCATGCAATTACACCCATGTGCAACAATGTCGAAGAACTGCTTATCAAGAAGTTCTACTAAATCACCTTTAATTTTTTTCATGTTAGATTATTTTGTCTCCGTCTGATTTTGGTATTTGTCGTTGCAGTTCTTCAACCCATCCATAAAGAGTCGATGTTTCTACATCACTATGACTCTCTTTTTTAAAGATGAAATAATCTGCTTGTTTAAGATATTTCGTGTTTGTCACAGACTGTATATACATATCTGTAGCTTTAAGAATAATCTCTTTTGTTAATTCGGGATGGGTCAACATAAACCGCTGCATTTTAGCAACTACTGCGGTAGAGTCACCCATTTTACCAGCTTCGCCAGTAACGTCGTAAGAAAATTTCTCTCTATATTCCTCTAAAATCCAATCTGTGTCGCTCACTTCATCAATAGTTTCTTGCAACTTCTCTGACACAATGTACTCACCATTTACGTTTTGTAAGTACCCACGCATTTCTAAACTTTTAATAAGTTTAGTCTTTTTTAAGAGTTGAAATATTTCTTTTTCCATAAGGTTATTTTGCTTCTGTAAGTAGAACAAACCCATCTCTTGTATGGTAGTAAGCGTTAGCCATAGCTAAGCTTAACGTATCTTCACTAATATTAGGTGTAAGTTTGTCTACTAAATCTGTGAAATAATCTAAAGCAAGTTCATAAGTATGCTCGATTAAATCATGTTCTTCGCACTGAAATGACTTTTTGTGTAAAGTATCTTTAATCAGTGCTACTACTAGGTATGTGTACATAGTTTATTTTTAGTTTTTCTAAGCCCTCAGTATTACGGTACATCTCTCTAAAGTATACTGTTTTAATACCAGCCTGTTTAATCAACTTACAGCATTCTACACAGGGAGATAACGTTAAATATAAGTCAGCTCCCTGCGCATCTCTACCAGCTTTTAAAATAGCATTGCATTCAGCGTGTATTACTTCAGGTAATGTGACATTGTTTTCTTCACAAGTATTACAAAACCCTGATGGGGTACCATTATAACCATACGCTACAATATTACCGTCTTTAACAATAACAGCGCCTACTTTAGCACGTACACATCTAGATAATGTACCTACTTCTTTGGCAATATTAAGATAGACTTCGTTAAACTGTCGTATTCTATCAACCATTTTTTCTTATTGCAAATGTAGAATTTTTAGTGAATCGTAATTGACTTGAATTGTAATGAAGTATACGACCGTCTGACTCAAGTGCGACACACCAAATCGTATTTTCATGTGGGCCATAGTCTATTAAAAACAATACTACGCCATCTCCATGCGGAGTTTCTACCCACATTACTTGAGTTACTTCGTGTATTACCATCCAAATGCTTCTATAGTGTGTTTAAATGGATTACCTTCAATATTCTTTACAAGTTCTAACATTTGTTTTGCTATGTCCTGTATCTCTAATTGAGCATGGTCATCCATACGCTGAGTAATAAAGTTGTGAAATGACCTCATGTTAAACATTACATCTGCCTGAATCTGAGAGTTGTACATCTTAAAAAACCTAGCGGATTCTTTAGCACGTTTTCTACCTAATACAGGGGTTAAATCTTTTAAACATTGGTGGTATAAAACATTCATCTCTAAACTTTTTTGTTCTAAAAGAGTACGCCAATCATAGACATTATATTTATTTAGTATCCCAACATCAGTTTCTGTATGTTGGCCCCAATCTTCAGGTAAATAAAACTTATCTTCCTTTAACTCTTTATATCTAGCTGATTCAGCATTAATAGACGCAATTCGATGTTTGAGTAGGTGAATATGTGATGCAATGTCGCAGTTTACAAGAAAGTGTACTACCCCTTTTTCAAATGGTGAACCATGTGGTACAGGTTCTGCACTCCATAGTTGTTTTAAAAGCGCTGGAATACGCGCTCTTTTTTCGTCTGTAAGGTCTCTCGATGTACTCGTCCATGCACTACAGGCAATAGCTTCATCACCACCATACCAACCTAATAGTTCTACTGTGTTGTTATTCATTTTTCTTTAAGATGTTTTTAGGACTTTTACCTAGTGAAATTAATTTCTTGTCTACCCATAAAGCCGCTTCTTTTTCAGTGTCGAAAAAGGCCGTGTAATACATCTTATTGACTATTACACGACCTTTCCACCGTATTTCATGGGCTTTATTAGCGTCACTAATAGTGTCTCTTGAACTCGCGGTACGTACTTTTGTTACACCTTCATATAGAGACGACTTCTCTAGCTCTTTATACCCGTATTTGCCCATTGTTAATTACAGTTGTTTGTTATCGTTTTCTTCTATGTAACCTCTAAATCCGTCAATAACAGTACCTTTAGAAAAATCTAAAAGTTGTAATTGTACGGCTATTACATTGACAATATCAGATATTGACGCATCTACGTAAGGTAACGTTACTTTAACTTCTTTACCGTGAGCCTTAATTGTTAATACGACAGGTTCCGAATCTGAATAAATGTTCATAATATTGTTACTTTAAGTAATAACTCTGCGTGTGGATTTTCTTTTGGTCCTGTAATTACAACCACACGCTCTGTAGTAATTTTACGCTTATAGTAACTCGATAACGCAGTTAAATGACCATCATGCTTTTTAGTGTAAAAAACACTTCCTGACTCACTTTTAGTCAACATTATCGACTCTACTGTTACAGGTGTTTTACCTTTTTTTGTTTTTTTATTCATTGTTTCTTTTTATTTTGTTGGAACCACGTTTTCAAATCTGTATCGTCGGCAATAAGTAATCCATCTATATGAATTTCCATCATCAACTTATGTAAAATTCTATATGTTTCTTCCTCACTATACATTCTTTCAGATTGCCATTTAGCACCTTTGATAAAAGCATTTCTTTCGTATGAATTGCTATCGTGTTGACCTTCCATAATTGATTCCCAATTCTCAGGATACAATTTTTCAGCAGCTTCTTCAAGTGTTTCTTGCTTAGGTTTTATACCTAACAACTCTTTACACCGCTCTTCACCACCTGCAAGGTCAATTATCTGTTGATGTATTGATTTAGGTTTTCTATCGCATCCTATACAATCTACATATCTTTTAATTTGGCCTACTGGAGTACAACAATTTTCTCCGAAAGATACTACTTGTGAATTATTGTTTTTCATTGTTGCTTTTCTTTTTCGTACTGAATTAATTTTTTTAACAACCCTAATTCACCATCTTCGTATGTTTTATAGATGTAGTGGGATTCGTGTAAAAATTGTTTTTCAAACCAAACTTCTATGTAATGACTTTCTTCTTCAGCGAGAGGAGAATCAATTATAACACTAAATCTATAACCTTTTTTACGAAACCATCTAAATGCTTGTTGGTATAGTGGTATTTGTATAATACCTTCCTTGTTATTCATATCTCTTGATGCCATGCAAGGTTCATCAAATCCAAGTTCTTTTAACTCGAATGCTTCTTGGTAGGGTATAAATTCTTTTTCGAGGTCGTTCATAGTTGTTAATCGTTAAAAATGTACTTGCCTACCCATACAGTTTGACCTACTTTTTCATAATATACTTGATGGGATAAATCTATAATTCTAAACTCTCTTGTCGAGTGACACTCAAAAGCAACAGGTGTCTTTGGTTGTTGGAGGGATTTGATTACTCTACGAACAATACTATCTTTCGTATGAGTTGCACAACATTCTTCTTTTGATGTATTTAATACTTCAAATAAAGCTTCTCTCAAATCTTCTTCTGTGTACTTATACTTCTCTTTGGCTTTGTTGTAGCCTTCTACAAACCCTTTTTGTCTGTGATATAATTTACCTTCATCCCATTCAGGTTCTCCAAATTCATCAAAAGATTGCTTGTAAATATTGTAAACCAACTTCTCAACATCATCTTCAAGTGGTGGTAGTAAGTCAACACCTTCAAGAACTGGGGAGTTGTTAAGTGGTAGGTGGGTGATGACTTTAAATGTTTCTAAATTAGAGTTTAAGGAATCTACTTTATCTCCCCAAACTCCAATTACTTTAAGACACTTCATTAAAACGTTATTGTAAAACCAATCACCTACTTTAATCTCTAAATCATCTACAATCAGTAGATAATTTTCCGTTTGGATTATATTGTATTTCACTTGTTACCTCCGTATGTTTCGTTGTAGTATTGTGTACATTGTTTTCCGCTCATTGGAACATCTTGACCACCATCCCAATATGCATTTTCAATTTGTTCCTTCTCCATTTCTTTGGCTTGTTCAATAAACTCTGTATAATAAGAAGAAAATTCCTTACCATTTTTAGTTTCGATTTCATTTAGCAACCACTCCACTGCCGTTTGTTGTTTATTGTTTGTCATTGCCGTATGTTTCGTTGTAATATTGTTCACCTGTTGTTAGTGTTTCAGTAGGAAGTGTTCGTTCTACTTTACCAATCCTATATGAATTTATTATCTGCTCTTTCTCCATCTCTTTACACTCTAACCAAATTTTAGCAACTTCGTTACTTGTCATTGGTCTTCTGCGAGCAATCATATCATTGACTGCATCGTGAAATTTATCTACTGCAGTCTGTTTACTCATTTTCAAGTTGTTTTAGTTGTTGTTCTAGGTTTATAATTCTTTCTCTTATAACATATATACATCTATCATTTCCATGCATTTTAAGCATTTCTAAAATAGAAGTATTTTCATCAATCTGTGCTTGGATAATCTTAGCTTGTGTAGCTTTAGAATTATGTCCTGCTATAAAGGTTTTTTGGACAATTGGTTGCCATTTAGAAGTAGTTTTACCAAATTCAGAATATTCTTCTGCTTCTTTGTTTACGTTTATCATACTACTCTTGGATATTTTAGCAAAGTTTTTTCTGTAACAACACCTAAAGAAATCCATCCTATACCGACAAATTCTTTTATTTCATTGCCGACAATAACAAAATTCAATTGTGATTTATCCCTGAGTATTCTTGTAGAGAATTCATAGTAACTAACGGTTTTACATTGGCTAGTATCTATTACTTCAATTAGCTCTTTTTTACAGGTAATGACAGCGGTTGTTCCGAAATTTACTTTGTACGAGGATTTGAGCTCTTTAGCTATACAACCGATTCCCAAAGATTTCTTGGTTTTGTGCTTTACGAGAGTGTTTATCATAATACTTTCAGAATTTTAATTTTTCCGTTGGTTAGTTTTGGTCTACTTGGTCTATCTAAATGTTCCAATATTGTAGGTCTTGATATCCACATACCCATCATGTCTCTGTATTCCACTTCGACTTCAATCTCCCATGATTTAGGTTGGGATAGAGATTGAATAAACAGATTCACATCTCCCCCATACCAATTATTACCTTTATCTAATTGACCAGCATGAAATGCCTTTCTTATATCTTCCAAAGTAAATCTTTTATCAGATGTAAGAAGTTCTTGTATTTTTATTAATTGCTCTGTAAGTTTACTTCTGCCATAAAAACAATTATCACAAGCACAATTGTTTTTAGCAAAATTACCTGTTGCTTTAACTTCTTCTTCATCATAACCGTATTCTTCCTTTATTTGAAAATCAGGATTTCTTTTGTCGTAATAACAAAGTTTAGTTAAATCAACATCAAACCACCCAATTTGTTTCTGTTCTTCTTCTTTTAAACCAGAGAAATCAATTTGGTCTTGTTGGGCTATTACTTTCTTATATTTAGACAAATCAGTTTGTGGTTGTATTTGTAACTGCCAACTATTTTTACAATCATTGTCTATAACCCAATCAAAATTATTTGGAGTTTCATCAGAAGTAACAATAAATCCTTCTGGTAATTTGTGTAGTGTTAGCATTTAATTAATTTTAGGTAAGTAAAAAGCAATGATTGAGTCGTTGTTATACGCCCAACCAGTGCCGTTAAAAATCTCTAGGTGTTTTTTACCATCTTTACGAACAACTAAGTATCGTCCGTATTCGATAGTTTCTTTAAACTCAGTTGTGTTGATATACTTTGTAGGTTTTAATTCAGGTAAGGAAGAGATTATATTTTCTCTTTCTTTTACTTCATCTACAAGTTTGTGTACATCTGATTCTTCATTGGATACAATACTTTTAAATTCTTTCATAGATAAGTAAAAGTAGCATTAAAACAAACAGCGGTATTAGTAACCACACAGTTATAATTGTCTGCATTGTTACTAACGTAGCTCCCAAAAAATGCCATTTAAATTGAATTAAGTAAGGTAGGCCAAACCCTATTATAACAAATAAGATTGAAAATAAGATTATTTTGAGTTTTTCTTTCATACTTCTCGTTGTTTAGATTCTTCTTCATTTCGTTTATTACACTCTTCTTCAGCTTCTTTTAGTGTTTTGAATATGTCTTGTTCATACCAAATACTACCATCGCCAACACCTGTAGCAGTTACCATGTATTTAATTTCCTTATCTCTATATTGAGGATTTTTTTGGTAATATTCTTCAAAGTATTTTTCGATGTATACTTTACCTACTCTAGTGTTTCTAAAAGCAACTGACCACTCGTTAAAAGACCAATCGTTGCGCCCTTTTTTACCATAGCAGCTTGTACATGTAAAATGTGTATCTTCTATTATAACACCTCCTTTACCTTTACAAGCAGCACAAGGAATCCACTCTTCTTTTCCTTGTTTTTGTATGATAAACACTCTATCTCCTAATGAGAATTTTGTTTCTATGTTCATAGTTTTTATTATTTAGGTTGAATAATTAAACCGTTTGGAAATTTTTGGTTATAATGAAAAGCAAGTGTTGAAGGAGTTATTGCGATCCAACTTTCTTCAACAGGAAGTATTGTTGCGGATGATAAAATCTTTTCGTATAAAGATATTTCTGACCAGTAAGAACTACTTGCAAAAGGATTTGAATCCAATAGTTGTACTTTCTTAACTTCAGCTATTTTATCTTTAATCTCTTGTTTTGTTTCTTCTGTTATGTAGAATTTCATGAGTATTTTCTTTTAGGTGCTAAATCATAGGAATGTTCATATATACCTTTACTTAATGCTTTTGGTGTATTAATTACTTCATGTCTTTCATTATCAATAGATAAATACATTATATATTCTCCTTCCCAAAACATAAATGATACTTCTGATGCTTTATCCCAAGGTATCTCTTTGAAATCTATTTCTTTCTTTTTCATAGTTTTCCTCCATTGTAAAGTTTTAAGATTTCATAGTAGTCATTGCTGGAAATTCAATAGGTTATTCAGTATCGAAACTTTGTTCTATACCACCTTCATATTGATTTAATCAAGCAATTGCCTGTTCTTTGGTTTTAAAACCACTTATTGTAATTGTTATCATATCAAATTATTTTCTTTAATGTAATCAAAAGCAGCCGAATAAGCTTCTTGTGGTGAATTATACCACATAGGAAGGTAATATTTGAAAGAAGTAACTTTATGATTATCATCAATCACAGGGTAAAAGTTAACTGGTTCCAATCCTCTTTCTAAGAAAACCCAAATACCGTGATTAACTCTTAACCATTCAACTATTTGCCATTGTTCGGGTGCTGAAGAAAATCCATCAAAAGGTTTTATTCCTATAACATCAGCATTCCAATTTACACACCTATAATCTCCCCAATATTCATGGTCAAATCCTTCATGCAGCTCTTTATCTCTTTCAAGATAATAGTTTTTACATTTTACATCAAATCCTTTGTCTTTTAACCACTGAGATTGTTCAAAAGTGACATAGGTTGGTTTAATTTCTTGGTTCATTGTTAATTTCTATTTTAATTTGATTTCGTGTGTTACATGTAATTTGCGTATCTGCATGCATTTATTAAAATTTGCAAAACTGCTAACTGTTAAGCCTAACATTATACACATAGCTAGTACCATTAAAAATAAACCTGATTCAGATTTAGGGCTATCTTGAAATGAAGCTATAAATAAACCTGCTATAAACAGTAAAACTACAACAGCTATAAAAATAATCTGTGTTGCCGTCATATTAACTAACAGTTTTAATTAGGTAGTCTAAAAATTTAATACGCTCTTGAAGACCTCTTGCATCTTCTTCCCACCAGTACGCTCTATTATCTCTATAGTATTTGCTAAAGTAAAATCTCCAAGTTCTAGGTTTATATAAACTAGGCTTATTTTTATAAAAACACTTTTTAATTTCTAGAAATTCATCGTATTTTTCAGTAGCCATCATTAAAGCTGTGCAAATACCTATGTAAGAGCTTCTTGACGCTAAATTAAATTTAGCTTGTGTATAAAGTTCTTTTTGACGTTGTTTAGAGAGTGTCATTGTGTTTCTTGTTATAGTTTAGTAAAAAATTGTGGATATGCTTAATTACTACATCTTTAGAAGTAGTTATTGTGCAAAATAGAATAGGAGGTGTGTTGTTGACAATAATGTCAAATCGCTCATCAGTAGATTCGTATTTATAAACTTGAGCTATCTTTTCAATTACCAACATAATTTGATTCCAGTCGGTATCAAAGGCAAAGTCTTTGATAGAAAACATACTTAGTTTGTGCGACTCATGTGTGTACCACATACCTTCCATACCTGCTACAGGTTTGTAGCCTAAAAATTCGAGACAGAGTTTGTTAAACTCTTTTTTATTTGGATGTTTCATCTTTTTTAATTGACGCTAAAAATTTTTGTTCTTGTTGCATAAGAGGTTCTTTAGCAGCGGCTAACCAAAGTAAAAACTTTGTGTGGTCAGCAGTTTTAACAGCTTTTTCAAACTCTCTATAAATCTGTTTTAGAGGTGTTTCTTTCATTTTTGAATTGTATTACTACTTTGTTGTTTTTTAGAGCTGGTACTTCTACCCAGTCACGTTTTTTAATGTCAAATGTAATGGTAGATTTAATATCACAGACTCTAGTTCGTAGTAGCCTATTAATTACATTATTAGACAGTTCATCAATACTAAATATACCGTTATCTAGTTCTACAGATAATTCGACATGTGAGTAAGTATAAGAGTCTGTATGTAACAAGAACACTTTTTCGTCGGAATCGCCGACATTTTCAATAACTGCTTTCATAGAATAAAATAAAGGGGGATTTCTCCCCCTTTAATTAGTTAATCCGCTTTAATGTTACTTTTTTGATTTCATCAATAATGTTGTAGACAGTATTGGCATTGAATTCTCTTGGAATAATAAAGTCTTCCTTGAGACTTTCAAACCTAGTAGTCTGAATCAGGGCATCTATGTAGTCTGTAGTGTAATTTAAGTAGTCTTCATCAAATACTTCTACAGTATTCTCAGCATCTGCCGTAAAGTTGTCTACGTCACTTTCAGAAATTACTGCGATGGGGTACAAGGCGGCAGTTCTGAATTTTACGTAGCCGTCTTCTGGTACAGATACAGCATCCATAGGATTAGACAGACACACTAAAATAGTATTACCTAACCATTGGTTCTCTTTAACATATTCAGGCGTACCTAAGTGAAGACCTGATGAACAATGCCTAGTTGAATCATGGTCACAAACGTGTCTGCTAAGTCTGGTTTCTTTAAGTATATGATACTCAACACGACCGTATTTTTCTACACCGTCTATAGTAAAGAACTCGTTAGCTTGATGATTAGCATAATAGTGAGTAGATTCTTCTTCTTTACGGTCATGCAACTGAGCATACTGAACATCTAGATTAGTTACATCATCCTCAATTACAGAGCGCATAACATAGTCACCATCCTCGTTTTCTACTACTACATAATGACGAGCAGCTTTCTTCCTGCGCTTTACAGTAAAGTAGGAGTTTGTTACAGCTTCTACGTACTCGTCTTTAAACGCGTTTACTACAGATGCTTTGTGTACACGACGTAAAGAAACAATGAGACCTTGTTTAGTAATAATGAACCCATTATTAGTAAGATACTCAAATAGCCCTTCACGTACGCGTGGTTCTGGACACAGAGCCAAATTGCGCCAGAAATTACAAAGTGCTGATAACTCATCTAAAGTTTCTGCTGCTGCCATATGTCTACACAGAAATTCTGGTATAGCTAATGGTATTCCTTTATACTGAATACGTGAATTAACATACTCAAGTAATGGGTGGTTCCACTCTTCTAACTTGGCAATAAACTCATTGTAGTTTACGTAATCAGAACCTTTGGATTTACCAATGAACAAATTTTTAATTTGCTCTTTACTAAGGGTTTTTAGGTCTTGTCTGCTTGCAGTTTCGGCTGTAATTTGACCTGAAATTACTTCACCGTCGACTACACATGTGAGTGTAAAGTCGTTACCGCTTTTGATTATGGTTGTTTTCATTAGAAAGGGACTTCTTGTTTAACTTCTGTTGCTGATTGTGATTGTATAAAATTAAGGATTGAATTACCTTCAACACTAGCTAGTTCAACTACTTTGTCTATTATTTCGGGGCTAAGATTATAATTAGCACTTATTGGACCTATTACGGAGCTAGAAAACTCTACAACTACACTGTATAAATCTTTATCTATTTTTTCAAAATCGGTTCTTTCGGACCAACCTAGCGTATTATAGTCTTTTACTAGTTTTTGCAGCGAAAGTACAACTTTTTCATTAGCCAACCAATAAGGATAAGCTACTTTAAAGTGTATAGCTAAGGCCCTTATACCAATCAATTTATGATAAAGGTCTAAGTTACTTGACAATATTGGTTTAGCTACATTAGAAAACTTAATGTAGCTATCTATGAGCTTTATATTTTCAGATACGTCTATTGCATGGTCCTGTTCGTAAATTTCAAGTAACTCGTCTGTAAAATCGTTTACAGGTATCTTTAAACCATTAGTTTCAGAATAGTACTTAAAAAGATTAGTTAATACCTCACTTCTAACTAGTCCTATTTTAACAAATCTAGGGCTAAGTTCTGGATAGACTTTACTTAGTTTATAGAGTCTAAGTAAATCGTGCATTTTTGATTTTTTTGTTAATTCTTCCATTGTTGTGTATTTGATACCTGCATCTAAAACATCTCTCTTTGAACCTTTAACTGTCAATACGTTAGGCGCTACAAACTTTAAGTAGTCCTCGTTTTTAACAGCAACATTGCGCAGAATCAGATTAGTTTTAATTGCATCTATTGTACTTACATTTTTAAAGTAACTAGACTTTCCTTCGCAACTTCTGAAAGACAGCTGTTTAATAGCTGGTATAGTTTTTTGTTTGTACTCGTTTATGTGTTTTACATTATAAATACTTTTTAGTTTAAATTGTAGTTCAATAAAAGACTGTAATACGACTCTTATTTTTGCTGGGTTAGTTAAAGAACGTTGACCTACATACATATCCTTAATTAACGAAGAGTATTCACGGTCGAATTTTTTATGTAGCACTAAAACCTTGTTTATACCGTTTAATCTGAGTGTGTCAATTGTTTTCTTTGTCAAAGGTTCGCTACTAAATTTATAAGCAAGTTGTTTAAGTTCTCCCGGACTTGACGGCATGTTGTACACCTTATGTTTACCCAGTTTTGTAGATGCTAATGGGTAAATATTGCCCCCTATAGATTCAAGCAGTGCAGTTAGCGAGTAACGAGTGTTAATTATTATATTACCATCTCCGTAATAAAAATCTCTCCGTAGCTGTAATGACTGTAAATCTACTTTAATTCGTACACCGTTAATTTCAATGTATGTTAATGCTGAACCGAGTTGATATAGATTAGTTATAGTTAAATCATTAAATATATTAATCTCCATACAATTGTAGATTACAGACACTTCTGATATAAAGCTTTGAATTTTATCTAGAATTTTGGCAATCGTTTCATCAGTGTACTTAATTTCCTCCCTAGATCTAGTAACAGTTAACTCCCCATTATCAAATAGCAACGCGCAATTCATACCAATAGGTCTACTAAAATGTGGCTTTAATATACTCCAGTTAATTGGATAATACACACCGCCTAGACATATGTGGAGTTCATCGTACTCTGCTTTGGTACAATGTACAAACGTAGAACCGTATACTAATTTATAGTCGTTATCGAAAATGACTCTGTGCGTAAGTTCATTTATTACGTAGATGTTTTTAAAGTACATCAACGTATTCTTTATCTTACTAGCTACTTTATCTATGTCATCTTTCTTAATGTAGATTTTTACGGTTGTACCGTTAGGTAAATTTACTTGTTTAGTAGCTAAATCGACCATGTTAGGTACACCATCGTTAAGATACAATTGATAAGTAGTTTCTACACCGTCATAAATAGTGGTTAAATAAAACGTGTTGGTGTAGCTAAAAATAGAAAATCTACCTAAACCGAATGCACCTATTTGGTCATTACTTTCTCTTTTAGTAGACTTAAACAGTTTTCGATAGACAGATTCAATACGTTCAGGTGATAGACCAACGCCAAAATCCTGAATTGATAAATAAGGTCCACCGAGGTCAGTGCCGAGTTTAACAATTACAGGGTCGTCTTTACCAGCTTCTATAGTAGCATCTACAGCATTACTGACAATTTCTCGTATCATTGATGATATAGGGTCTGAATACAGACCTTCAGAAATAGTCGAGAATACTATAGATAAATCTGACTTGTCTATTTCAAATCCTGACGAATCGAAGTCAGACTGAAGAACTGCTTGTTCATCTTGTTTTTGGATAATCATTATCGTTCTTTTAAAAATTGAATTATTTGTGGTTTAGTCATTAATTGGTCGTCTTTATACCAAGATGATAGCAAATCATTAACTTGATAGCTAACATCTTTCTCTGTAACTTTATATGCAGTTACTTCTAAAGACATGAATGTGCGTGTTTTATCTTCTGTTATAATAGGAAGATATGCGATGCCGTTTATTTTGAATCGAAGCATTTTGAGGTTATTAGCGTATGAAGTTCTTGTAAAGAGTAGGTCTTTACAAAATCGAATGGGTCTTTAGGTAGTCCTTTTGGTATGTTAAAGTACTTTAAACCATAGTGCTCTGTAAGTTTTATACTGTTTTTTACACCTTCAGAATCATTGTCAAAGAATACGTAAATGTTTTTATAGTCTCTTTTAAGCTGCTCCATAATATTCTCCGGTACAAAAACAGTTTCAGATTTAACAGATACAGCGTCATAACCAATTTCAAATAAAGTCATTATGTCTTTTCTAGACTTGGTTATAAACAATGTTTCCGACCTGTATTTCAAGTCGTTTAAACCCTCGACACTTACAGAGTAATTACTCCTGAATTTATTGGCTTTATCTTTAGCAAATGGTCTGTATACTTTAATTTCTTTACCTTCTCTATATCTGTATATAGGGTCTTGTTCTGAATACGTATGCCACAAAGCTTGATTAATCCAACATCTTGACACAGGGGATACATTGAAGAGTTTTAAAGTTTCTTCTGTTATACCACCCTGCAAGAAAAACATTGAATCAAATGTGCTAAATGGTTTTAGCGTTACAAATATTTCAGTCACGTAGTTTTTATGAGTTATTGTGGGTGTTACATCGTATTGTACTACTTGTATATTTGTCTGATACCCACCCATAGTATTAGGACCAAATATACCGAGCCTGAAATCACGGTCTATTATTCTTAACGCAGCATTTAAATTGCATTTATTTGTTAATGCGCATATAGAAAAACAGTCTTTATGACGGTCGCTAACACCGAAATCTTTGAAAAGTAGAACGCCGTTAACATACGAAAATGTACATGTAGGTGTTTTATCTTCTCTGTAAGGAGAACAGTACTTCTTACCTAACTTAATAGGTTCAGGAAAATACCTTTGCATTATCTCTTCTTGAGATACTTTACTAAGTACCTCGCTGAATTTATCCATCATTCTTCGAAAATTGTCATTGTTTTACCATCAATTCTTGATTTAATAATTACTGTTTCACCATTACGAACTTTAATGCAGTGATTAAAAAGCGTATCTTTAGTTACGGGTATCTTATCTGGTCCATACTGAGTTTGATTTAGTAAGTAAGGTCTGTGGTTAATAATGACATTATCACAAGCGTGATATAAGGCTTCTACATAATACAAATCAGAGCGCGTTGGGTAATTCAAGATGCTTGGTTTACGCATACGTTCTTCTGACTCGATATTACGATTAAGTTGATTAAGCAGCACAAAGTGTGCAGGGTAGATTTTCTTGTCTTCGATAAGCCAATCCGCTATATCAGCAACCATGTCATTAGTATTTTGACCTGATCCTTTTCTAGTTAAAAGAGTGTGGTCAATTATACAGACAAATGGTTTGTTTACCTGCTTGTAAAACAACTCTACAGTCTTTTTCATTGCAGATACAGTAGCTGGTGTTTCTGAATAGTAGATTGGATAATCGTGAAGACTTTCTAAGTACTTTTTAGCTTCGTCCATGTCTTGTGAAGATAGCGGTATTTCTACAGAGAGCAAATCAGATATAGACCGTTTAGATTTCGATGATAGTTTACGTAATAGTAACATACGTGCCATCATCTCGAAATTAAACGACAATATAGCGAAATCTTGGTCTTTATTAAGCTCGCACAAGTCAGACTCTAATTGCGACGCAAATAGAGTTTTGCCCGAACCTGACATACCGCCTACCATAGTTACCTCATGCCAATTTAAACCGCCTAATAATGTTCGGTTAAGTTTAGGCCATCTGGTTTTAAGTGGTCGTTCTTGACCACTTTGTCTGTCAATGATGAATTTTAACGCTTCATCAGCTGCTATTTTTATTGGTTTGAATATCATAAAGATTGTTAAAAATAAAAAACCCGCAGCACACTTTTCAGTATACTACGGGTTTCTGTAGTACAACATAATTTAAGCTTCTACTAAGTGATGCTTGTAAATTTTGTCATACATTAAATCTTTTTCGTAATTGTAAATTTGAATATAAACATTGGATTCAATGTCTGGTCCTTCGATTAACGCAGGTATTCTACTAGTTCTATGAAAATACTTGGTTAAAAAGTTTTCAAAGAATCTATCAGTAACTATTACTTGCTCTTCTGTTACACAAGAATGTAAACTTTTGATGACTTTTTTAAAATCTTCTTGAATCATAGTTTCTTCAATGTCTCTGAATACTTTTGCTGATTTACTACGTCGGTACAGTAAATTTCGTCTAAGAAAGCATAATACTGACTTTCTGTAGTAATAGTTCTTGTGTATGAAGCTTGCCATAATGCGTAATCTAATACACTCTCTTTCCAAGAATTGTACGCTGCAAAACCCAAATGACTACCTTTATGAGTTGTAGGACGACTAGTAGATATACGCATGCCAAAAAGATTATTGTTTTGCTTGTATATGTTACTTTTAAAGCCATTTGATTCGAGTAATGCTTGCTTGAGTACAATATTAGGAAATTTTACGTTACACTGCTTCAAATACTCAAGTAATTTGTCTTTTGTTAAGTCTTCTGACGATTCGTTAACTATTACGACAGGTATTTTTTCCGTTTCAATAACTCTTACACTTGTGTACGATAAACCAACAATAACAAAAAGCAAAATAGCTAATAGTTTGAAATAGAATTTAATGGTTAGTTTTTCGTACGTTAATGTTATGCTGTTAAATCTGTACATAGTTTAAAGATTATTGTGTGTATCCGGCTCTCATAAATTGTAGAGCAGCTGCGCTGTTAGCCATGTTAAATTCATAAATGTCGACATCTTCACATTTAGTGTCGTAAATACGAATTTTACATTTTGTAGCTGTTTTGAATATGTTGTCACCAATAGCGTCATTAACGTTGTCACCTATAGTGATAATTTTAAATGTTCCTGTACCACTAGACTCTACAACTTGAAAAAACTCGTACTTAACCCATTCATTATTTACTAGGAACACTACATCAAACTTTACAGACTCTGAGCACAGTGCATAAACAGCTACATAAATCATTGTTGAACTACCTTCAACATTTTGCAGCTTAAGAATAGCTTTACTTGTAGGGTCAGTACAGTAGGCTATACGATACTTGGGGTCAAAACCATTATCAATAGTTTTGTACGTCCATTGTGCGCTTACATTAATAGTAAGCAGCATAGCGATTAGAAAGAATAATTTCTTCATTTTATTGTTTTGATTGATTAGTTTAAAAATTGAAAAAAAGGGGCGGTTGCCGCCGCCCCTAACGCAAACTTATGCGAAAACCTGTCTTTGTTTCATGCGCCCAAACTACTTACCCTAACATCAAGCGATTGCAGAATCTCTCTGCACATCATACGACAGTTTTCGTGGTTTGAAAAGGATTCGAACCTATATTCTCCTACCTAAATACCCACCACAGTTATTTTAATCGGTAACAGCGACTACCATTGTCTTATCAAACCGAATAGTAAAGCCTATTCTTTTAAACTGTTATTGTGTATTTCAATTAAATACTCTACAGTTTCTTTATTGACTTCACCCATTTGAATTATTTGGTACTCCATTTCTTCACCATCATCAGTAAAAATTAGAGGCGGGTCACATTTTATAGTTCTGCACCAACAATTTTCTCCTTGTGTGCATACACCTACAACCCATTTTCGTTTAAACGATTCTTGTTTTGCTTCTTGGTAATTCATAGCCTTAAATAAGTTGTTATTTTGAACAGTCACTCTCTTCTATGTTTAAAACATTGTTGAGTGTGAGGTTGACATGTATTTGGTAAAAAAGTTACTTCTTTACCAAATTTAGTACAATTACCATACTGTACTCGTGAATTAGATTTTTCTTTTTGACCTGTTTTAGTTGTGAATAGGTAATCAAATGATTTGAACTTTTCTAAGTCCCTAACCATGTACGTGCAATCATTACAGTTGCAGTCAATTTTCTGAAGTTCAAATACGCTGTCTTTGTCCATAGCTGTTTATCGTTTTATTGACGTCAAAAAGGTAATAAAAACACACGGGAGATTTTTTTTGCAGCCTTCCGACGTAGCTGCTTTCTACTGGTGGCCAAATCCAGAAACTAACCTTCTCAGTGAAAGTACCATGTGTTTTTATAGTGACCGGGGCAGGATTCGAACCTGCGAGCAGCTCACTCCTGAGCGAACAGCTTTTTTGTTTAAAGTGTGGTTCGCCTTACCACATTGCAGTTTTCACCCACCGTTGGGTTTTACCCGGTCAAAAACCGCCCCACTCCACCTACATTAGCGTGTCTGTTGGAAACAGACCATTCGGTGGTTGCAGAGCGGTTAAATTGTTAGAACGGTAAATCTGAAGGAGTTTCTGTAGCTTCTACACCATCTAAACTAGATTCTTTAGCTAAATCTAAAGAGGGTGTAAAACTTCTGAAAGTAATGTCTTTACTTTCAAGAGATTCCAGAGGCTTCAACAAACCGTCAAGAGCTTTAATAATTCGTGTAGGTTTAATACTTTCTACAGAATCGAAAGCTTTGCTGAATACACGCATGTATTTGTCTTTCTGCACATAGCAGAGACATTTTACTTCGCGTGTAACAGTAGTAGGATTACCAAAAGTGTCTTTTGCCATAAAAGAAGGAGAACTTGTAATGTACTCCCTCAATTCTGATACATCACCTGAAGCAATCTTAGACCAATCTGCAAAACCTACTTCAGCATCATCTGAGTAAGTATCGAGATTACCAAGACCGATAAAGAAGTTAAGTAAATCTTCTTCACCTTCGAATGCAGGTCGACTTGCACCTTTGTTTTTAAACCATTCTTGTAACATAGAAGGTTCTTCAGCCCATGAAAACACGCCTGCTTTACTTGCAAATTGTGTTTTACCTGTCTGAGATTTACGAACTCGATTAGAAACTAAAAATTCTACGTTAGTAAGAATTTTGTCGCCTTCAAGACCGATACCTTCTAAAAAGATTACAATCTTAGTCCACATCTTTTCGCCGAGTTCAAGATTGGTATATTGACGAGTAGACTCAGCTTCAATACCAATAGACTTTAAATCAGCTACTGTAGGATTAATAAGTACAGGGCGTAAAGGTGTTACACCTGTGTACAATTTGCGGACGTAAGAAGAGTTTTGTTTAGCGTTGTTTAAGCCAGCCATTATGCAGGTACGTTATCAAAACTTGGGTTAAAAGTTGATGCAGCAGAAGGATTTTCTTCTGTAGCAGTTTTAGCTACATCAGTAACTTCTGATAAATCATCTACAAGAATCAAATCTTTTTCTGCACGTTTAGCTGCTTTTTCAGCTTCAATGGCAGATTGTTTAGCAGTTTTAACCTGCTCAAACTTCTCAGCTACTGCTGGATTACTAACGAGAGTCTTGTACTGTTTGGCACTCAAAGCAAACATTTCTCTGATTTCTTTTTTGGTGTTGCCAGCTTCGATAGCTGCGAACACCGCGCTTAGTGTTAATTGCATACTGTTTTGTAGTTTACTTTTTTAATGAGAGATAAATGTCATCCCAATGTGTAACAAGGGATGCATCTTTCAATTCCGAGATTAGTACTTTACCAGTAAGATGTGCAGCTCGGCTACCTGCAACACTACCATCGTTAGATTCAAATGACAAATACCCTAAATTTTTCTCACGTACGAATTTCGCTATGCCGCTCACCCTACTTGGCAAAATTCGTTTCAATTTACCTGTTAAATCTACTTCTGTGGCTGTAATGTAGTCATCACCTACTTGTCCTACATACTTGTCTTTAATGTGTGCAACAAGTACAATTTTAGGTGCTAATGTAGACAGGGTTTCAATAGTTTCTAAAAACCATTCTCTTGAAAATCTGTAACCTGCGCCGTTAGCAAGTGAATGTACACTTTCCCAATCGGGATTGTCGTGTGTTATCTGTTTACCGTCTTTACCTAAATTAAATCTTTTACCTTGAGAAGTACGCATATAATTATACGTACCTACAATTTCGGACCATTCATCTAACTTAGTAACCGTATCTATAATAAGCATATCATAGATAGGTCCTTTTTCCTTCATTGTAACTATAAATTCGTTGAGTTTTTTAGGCCCATCAATATCAATTTTTCTAGCTGATAAATAATCATAACCATTAGGTTCCAATGAGAGTACTAAAGCGTTAGACTCTTTGGTTAACTCTGCACAAATAGCCGATTTACCTTGTTTAGGTTCACCGTAAATAATTAGGGTGATTGGGTCTACTTGTTTAACTGGTGTTATTTCTGTTGGTAATTCCATAAAATGTAATTTTCTTATAGCAAATATAATAAAATAAACCTATAATAACAAAGGATTTTATCAATAATCTGTATCAATCAGGAACCACCCTGATTCGCACAATGTTGTTATGTTAGGTCACTACCTTTTAAATCATTTCGAACCATAACAACTACGACAGCATATTACTATGTTGAAGGCAATAGATTTTAAAACAACTGCTGCCTTCTAAGTAAGGTAATCTTAATCCGTTAGCCACCAATGTAAGAGTTCGAATACAGCCAATATCTCTTACGGCTTCTTGTGCAATTTGATTACATTAACCCAAACCACTCACATCTTAGAAATGTGAGAATAACAGGGGTAGGCGACTCCCTTCGTCCTATGAGTGAACTTTGTTACTTGTTTGTAGTTAATCAGCAGTTGTTTAGTGGGGTAGATGGGATTCGAACCCATTTAGGAAGCTATCCTTTATTTCCGATATTACTCTCGGTTTCAACCGATACTCAGTGTCAAACTGAACAAGAACTTACCCCGTTTGTAGTCAGGACAGGATTCGAACCTG